TTATCAATGGGCGAATCTATGGGTCGTTTGCAATCAGTCGTGCGCGAACGGGGCGGATGAGTTCATCAGGGCCCAATCTCCAAAACATGCCCAACAGTAACGCCTTTCGAGGACTATTTGTTGCACCTGCTGGCAGGAAGATGGTGATCTGTGACTACTCACAGGTTGAGGTGCGTGCGGCAGCTGAGCTTGCTGATGAGAGGGTTCTGAAAGAGATGTTCAGCAATGGTGAGGATATGCACCAGGCAACCGCTGCGGTGATGTTTAAGGTGTCATTGGAGAAAGTAACCAAACGGCAACGTGCTCAAGCCAAGGTGGTTACTTTTGGCCAACAGTATGGAATGGGTGCTGCACTGTTGGCAAAGCGACTTAAGGTGAGCCAGTCTGAGGCTGATGCCTATATTGATTCATGGGAGAAGAAGTACCCAACGCTGAACCAATGGCGAAAGGAGCAGTATCGTTTTGGTCGGGAGAAGGGGTATTTGATCACTGCAGGTGCCCGCCGGGTGGATGTTGGGAAGAATCCTGCGCCTTCGGTCTGCTACAACTACCCGGTCCAAGGGGCTGCTGCCGATGTAATTTATGCAGCACTGGCAATCCTTGAGGAGATGCTGCGCTCATACCCGTCCAAGATCCTTGCAGTTGTGCATGATGAGATTGTGGTTGAGGTTGAGGATGCTGCTGCAGAGAATGTTGCGTTGATTGTTGAGGACGCAATGACTCAGGGGTTCTTACAGATATTCCCCGGGGCTGACACCAATAAGTTGGTCGACGCATCAATTGGCTCTAGTTGGGCTGCCAAGTAATGGGGAGATCACAACGGATCAAGGGGAGAGCAGGGGAGCAGGAGGTTGCACGGATGCTTCGTGATGAGGGGTTTGATTGCTCTCGTAACCTGCAGCAGTGGGCCAATGGCGGGCATGATGTGCTGCTGGATGGAGTTGCTCTGGAGGTAAAGCGAGCCAAGGAGAGGTCGATTGGTTCGTGGTGGAGGCAGTGTTGTGATCAGGCTAGTAGTGGTTTGATCCCTGTCTTGATGTACCGTCTGGATCGGCAGCATTGGAGAGTAGTGGTGCCGCTGGAATGGGTGAATGATGATCTGGTATCTGATTGGAGGGAACTCACCTATACGGCTGAGATCTCCTTCAACGGGTTTGTGCTGCTCTACCGGGAGAAGGTTTGTGAGTAGTGTTGAAATGCTCTCCAGGTTAACTGCTGGGGCAATGTCATTGGATGGATGCTCTCCTGCTACTGGTGAAAAACTGGAGCATAGTGATATTGCTGCTGCACTCTCAGGGCTCCCAGGATATCTTTACGATATTGCTGCAGCCTATTACTGCCTGGATAACTATGGAAAGTTCAGAGCGATCAACGAACTTAACAGGCGGTTTGGGGATGAGGTATCTGAGGATGCAATTATGATTGCATGGAATATCTTCATTACTCCACCGCCTAATCTCGACAGCCATATGGAGCGTACACCTATCCGAAGTCGTAGAGAGATTCGTAGAATGCTACAGATCCTTTATGGATATGCTGACCAGATAGCATCACATCTGAGTAAAAACTTAGGGTATTGATCATTATATTGCGCATTAAGTATATTTCATATCTGATTGACATCTAACGAAAAGTATGATCTTATTATCCCCACGGATGTTTGCGCCTTGAACAAATGAGTTCAGGGCGTTTTTGTTTCTGCTCCACCCACCGGGAACCCCAATCGCTAACTTGTAGAGCAACAGCCGTGGTGACGTGTGGAGCGATTTATTCATAACCATTACTAAGGCCGCGCTGAGCAATCAGCCCAGAGTACAGAATGGAACGACAAACAGATAAAGAACAAGCCAGGACTGAGGCTGCCCTTGCTGGTGGTTTCGGTGGGGATCATGAGAGGAACACCTCTGGCTTGATGGTCGGTGGTCACAACAAGGGACGAGACCGGGTCAGCGACAAGCAAATGGCCTTTGTTCGCTCTTATGCACGGCATCACGTTGGAGCCAGAGCAGCTAGAGAGGCTGGCTATTCTGAGTCGAGCGCAAAAAGCATAGGTACCCAGCTCTTGGCAAAAGAGAAAATCCGGACGGCTCTCGCGGCAGAGGAAGAACGTATCGAAAAGTCATTCGATATCAGCCGGGAGGCGATTCTCAAGGGGATCTTCAATGAGACCACGGACAGCCAGGCCGGTATCCGTTTGAAGGCGTGGGAGCTACTGGGGAAGGCTAAGGGGGTGTTTGTGGAGAAGCAGCAGCAGACTGGCTCTGGAATTGTCTTCAATCTGAACCTACAGGGGGCTCCAATAGGGGTAATCGGCACAAATGAGGCACAAGAGGTCAATAACCTATTGAATAATGAGGGAAGTCGGGAAGGTAAAATACCTCCGGCACCCTCTCTACCAGTGATGGTGAACGGCTATTCTGGTGAAGTTGAGGTGATTGATGAGTCTGGAAGGGGAGAAAAAAAGGATCCCTAGTTGGCCGGGTGGTTGATAGAAAGTTGACCCCCGGGATAGCGGCGTACTCTCACTGCCCCCGTGTACGTCAATATATAGTGTTTGGCTCAGGAAATTTTAGTGGGCCTACAGGTAGCGGCTATTTGCTTAATTGCTGCCGTGGCTTGCCGCGGTAAATACAATACACCATTGGTGAATGTGCCATAAAGATTGGTTGAGTAAGATCACAAATCGAGGAGATTGCTCTGGTATAAAGCAATGCTCCTTTTTTGATGTTTGGACAATCTGTTTGTAGGTTTCCATCGGTAGTGTAACAAACCGAGTCAGGATCCTCTTTGAAGATAGGCCATTGCACTGCCGATACTGAGAAGCTGAGACCGACCAACACGATTATCGCCAATAATTTTTTCGCCATTTTCTCCTCCTTGTAGGAACCAGTATGAATATATCTTATCAGGCGGAGGCGACTCCGGCTCGCTTTCACTCGTCTGATGATTTCATCCGGGGGTTGATGGGGCCGGTGGGTTCGGGGAAGTCGGTGGCTTGTGTGATTGAGATTCTGCAACGGTCGCTAACTCAGCAGGCGCATAACAATGTTCGAAGTTCTCGATGGGCGATCATCAGAAACTCCTATCCAGAGTTGAAGACCACGACCATCAAGACCTTTGAGGAGTGGATTCCGTTTGCCAAGATCAACTGGCAGCCACCGATTGTGGCGAAGATCTCTATTCCCGATATTGGTGATGGGAGTGGGGTTGAGGCAGAAGTGCTGTTTCTGGCGTTAGATCGGCCACAGGATGCAAAGAAGCTGCTCTCACTAGAGCTAACCGGGGCATGGATCAATGAGGCCCGTGAGGTGCCGAAAGATATTCTGGATGCACTGACCGGTCGTGTCGGTCGTTATCCAGCCAAGATGAGGGGTGGCCCTTCGTGGTCAGGGATCTTTATGGACACCAACCCGCCATCACAGGATTCATGGTGGTACCGGTTGGCAGAGGAGGAGCTGCCGAAAGGGTGGAGGTTCTTCAAACAGCCGGGGGCACTGATTCGTCGGGATGATGGGATCTATATACCCAACCCGAGTGCAGAGAATGTGCAGAACCATACCCTCGGATATGAGTATTGGGAGCGGCAGATACCGGGCAAGCAGGATAACTGGATCAAGGCCTATGTGCTCGGTGATTACGCTGACAACATGGACGGCAAGCCGATCTATGCGCAGTTCAATGACACCCTTCACGTAGGCGATACCAAGGTGATCCCTGGAATCCCGATCTATATTGGGCTGGATTTTGGCCTCACCCCGGCAGCCGCCATTGTACAACTGACCCCTAGAGGGAGAGTTAACGTACTTGATGAGATTGTCTCTGAGGATATGGGGATCAAACAGTTTACCGAGTCCCTGCTGCTACCGATGCTCAAAACCAAGTACAGGGATTGCGGCTGGAACATTGTGGGTGACCCGGCTGGGGTGAAGCGTGCCGATACCGATGAGCGCACGGTGTTTGATGAGTTACGCACCTTTGGTCTGATTGCCCAACCGGCTAGCTCCAATGCGCCGCAGGCACGATGGGAGTCGGTACGGCAGTGGCTTAACCGGATGAGTGATGGAGAACCCTCTTTCAAACTAGATCCATCCTGTCGATCCCTGCGCAAGGGATTCAATGGCGGATATCGATTCAAACGAATGATGGTGGCAGGGGAGAGATACTCCGACAAGGCTGACAAGAACCAGTACAGCCACTGTCATGACGCACTGCAGTATGCCTTTATGGGGATTGGTGAGGAGATCAAGGCGGGCCCAGTACCCGAGCTGGAGATACATACCGTTGCGGATGCAGTAGTCGGTTACTAATGACTGCAGTGGTTACATCTTTTTGAAGAGTTGGGCATGGGAGCCGATTCGAGCAAGCGTGATACGGTCCCCATCCAGTTTGTAGATGAGCAAGAGGTCACCCCCTAAATGAAATTCCCGGAAATCACGCCACTCTCCGGTTAATGGATGATCTCTGGATTCCGGGGGGAGGGTCTTTTCCTCAAGTAGTGCAGCGATATAGAGAAATAGCTTTTCAGTCTGTTGGTCTGTAGAGCGTACTTTGAGAAAGTCTTTCTTGAACTGTTTGTGCCGGAACAGCCTTCTCATAGTTGGTCTGCTTCTTGATGAAGTTGATCGAGGGTGATCTCTTCAACTCCATCACCACCACGGATCTCGCGCAGTGTGTTTTCGGTCTCCTGGTTGGGGAGCTTGACATGAAATGGAAGTCCTCTGTTTAAGACCACCATATTGGTAAAGATATTTACGGCTTCCGTAAAGTTCATGCCGAGCTGGGAGAGGATCTCCTTGGCCTCACGAAACTGATTTTCATCTAGGCGCAGACTGGTTTGCACGGTTGACATAGGAATCTCCAAATAGTCAGTATTTAATGGATGCGCATAATATACACCAAACGGTGTGCAAGATCAATAAAATAGGATGCAAGTTGTTGGATATAAATCATGCGTGAACAAATAGTAGAGCTCACCGAGATTGAGTTGCTTGAGGAGGAGGCGCGGATGCATGAGGCGCATGAGGCCTTCAAGCGAGAGATGTCTGCGCGTCTCCAGGCCTTTGGTGGGCGACTACAGGATCTGGCTGAGGAGCAGGTAGGGCAGCGCCGGGAGATTGAGAACCGTTGGCTGGAGGATATCCGTCAGTTCTCCGGCAAGTATGACTCTGCCACGCTGTCCTCGATACAGGCAGCGAAGGGGTCACAGGCCTACGTCAATATCACCCGGTCCAAGTGCAACAGTGCCGAGGCACGGCTTTCGGATATGTTGTTCCCAACCGATGACCGTAACTGGGAGATCCTCCCAACCCCGGTACCGGAGCTGGCTGAGTCACTCAATGATCAGAAGCAGGCAACCACCCCGGATGGTGCTCCCGTCTTTACCCCAGAGGGGGCGCCGGTACAGAACCGGGACATGGCCAGTGGGATTCTGGAGGTGGCCAAAGAGCGTTCCCGGGCGATGCAGGACGAGATGGATGACCAGCTTACTGAGGCACGTTACAACATCAAGTGCCGAGAAGTGATCAAGGATGCGGTGCGTCTCGGTACGGGAATTCTCAAAGGGCCTGTAGTTGTAGGGAGAACCAAGCGATCTTGGCGACCGATGGATGATGGGGCCGGAAACCAGATCCATGTAATCGAGGTGCGTGAAGACATACGTCCCTCAGTGGAGAGGGTAGATCCCTGGAACTTCTTCCCAGATATGAGTGGGGCAGCACTTGAGGATGCAGAATTTATCTTCCAACGTCATCTGATGGGGAAGAAAGATCTCCGGGCACTAGTCAAGCGAGAGGGGTTTCTGGTTGATCAGATCCGTGAGGTGATTGAACAGGAGGAGCCCCTCTACCAAAACACCGCCTCCCATATTAACGATCTGCGCTCCATTAATGGGGTCTCTGCCAGACGAGAGGGAAGGTATGAGGTCTGGGAGTACCACGGCCCGATCAACAAAGAGGATTTGCGTGCAGCAGGATGTGAATGCTCCGAGGATGCACTCGATGAGGTGGAGGGGATCGTTTGGTTCGTCGATGGCCGAGTGATCAAGGCTGCAATCAATCCAATGGAGAGTGAGGCACGGCCCTACAGTGTCTACAGTTGGGAGAAGGATGACAGCTCGATCTTCGGGTTTGGTATCCCTTACCTGATGCGTAATGCCCAGAGAGCGATCAATGGCGCATGGCGAATGTCACTGGATAACGCTGGTCTCTCAGTGGGGCCACAGATTGTAGTCAACCCTCATGTGATCAAACCCGCTGATGGGGACTGGAATCTGGCACCGAAGAAGGTGTGGCAGATGACTGACCGTAATCGAAGTGTCCATGAGGCCTTCGGCAGTTTTGAGATCAACAGCCACTTGGGAGAGCTACAGGCGATCCTGCAGACGGCCAAATCACTGGCTGATGAGGAGACTAACTTACCTGTAATTGCTCAGGGTGAGCAGGGGCAGTACACCAGAACAGCTACAGGGATGAGTCTACTGATGAACTCCGCAAACGTAGTGACTAGACGTTCAGTAAAGAACTTTGATGATGATGTCACACGCACTTTCCTGACTCGGTTGTATGACTGGAATATGCAGAACAACGAGAAGCCGGAGATTAAGGGTGATTACTTCGTAGATGCCCGTGGATCGAGTGCGTTGCTGGCTAAAGAGACACAGGCGCAGAACCTGATCCAGTTGATGAGCATTGCCCCGCAGTATGCTGGGATTATCAAGATCCCAGAACTGGTACGTAAAACCGTACAGAGTATGCAGTTGGATGCCGTGGCGTTAGTGGCTTCTGATGAAGAGGTGGCACAGCAACAGCAGTCGGCTCAGGAACAGCCACAGGTTAGCCCAGAGCAAGAGAAGCTTCAGATGCAGGCGCAGATTGAGCAGTTGAAGGCGCAGGTAGCTCAGGAGAAGAACCAGATCGAGTTGATGAAGATCCAGTCGGATCGTGAGCTTGCACTGGCAGGTATGGCAGCAGACCGAGACATGAAGGTGACAGAGCTACAAGCCAAGCTGGGACTGGAGCAGATGCGGGCTGGCACCAAGCATGATCTCTTCAATAAAGAGGCCCAACTTAAACTGGCAACAGGACAGGGTATCTAGTGGAGATCGACAAACATTCCCCTACATGGCGCTTTGTCATTCAGTGGGCAGAGGAAGAGATCACAAACACACAGTTGGATCTGGAGATCCCCCAGACAGATTCAATCGAGAGTGAATTCATGCGGGGCAAGATAGCGGCGCTGAGAAAGCTGATCGACCTTACGGCAGTAAGCCCTGAGGTTGAGTCGGTTGAATACTAGCCCCGGAGAACTGGAAATGAGCGAAGAGAGTATTAACCAGGAGTCCCCTGATGACGAGTTTGATGCAGTGTTTGATGAGATTACGAATGAGACTGATGATCCTGTTGAGGCTGGAGAGAGTTCTTCAGAAAGCGCGGATGGTAATGAATCCCCTGATCTACTACCTGAACCAGATAACGAAGAGGGTGCAGGCGAGCATTCTGAAGATACGAAAGAGTCTGAACCAGTTTCTGAGTCAATCTCCGAGATAGATCCCGATAAGATTCAGCAGGAGCGAGACTCGCTCTTGCAGTACAAAAGAAGTAATGAGGGGCGTGTATCCGCGCTCCAACAGAAGATTAACAGCCTTGAGCAGCAGTTGGTGGCTCCCCCAAAACCTACTGAACCACCTCCCGCGAATACGGATGTAACGCCGGAGCAGTGGAGTAATTTTGAGGAGGAGTACCCGGAGATTGCCAAGGCAATCAACGCCCGGATGACGACGATGGAGCAATCCGTGAGTCATACAGTGGAGGGGCAGATTGGGCAAGTTGTCCAGCCACTACAAAATGCCGAGCGAGAGAGATTTCTTCAGTCACAGGTAGCCGCACTAGATGCCGCTTATCCTGATTGGCAGGAGATTGTGAGAAGTGAGCCGTTTACCCAATGGCTCTCTGCCCAACCCACGGCAGTGCAGAAGTTCATGGAATCCGAGGACGCCAGAGATGCCTCCTTCTTGCTGGATACATACGAGCACTCCAAGCCTCAGCCTAATAGGGAGCTTGCAGCAGCAGACCCGAAAGTGGCTGAGATTCAGGCGCAACGTGAGAAGAAGCTGAAAGAGTCACAAGGAATCAAGAGTCGCCCCACACCAGGAGCCACTGGAGGAATGCCAGATGATTTTGATTCAGCCTTTGACCACTTTGTGCGTCAAAAAGAGCGTGTAAGTAGATAGTCTGATTAAGGAGAATACCCAATGGCTAATACCAACTATGGTGATATATCACCACGTACCGCTGCGTATGCGGCAACCGAGTTGCTTGAGCGAGCAACACCCCATCTTGTAATCGAGAAGTTTGGACAGGCAAAACCGTTGCCGAGAAAGTCTTCTAAGACCATCAAGTTTCGTCGTTATAACTCACTGGCCAATGCAACAACACCATTGACCGAGGGTGTAACCCCAACAGCCAAGCAGCTCACAAGTACCGATGTTTCGGCAACGATTGATCAGTATGGTGATCTGGTGACCATCACCGATGTGATTCAGGACACCCATGAGGACCCAGTGCTTAAAGAGACTGTCTCCATTATGGGGGAGCAGGCAGCCAACACTCTGGAGACGCTACGATTCAATGTGATCAAGGCGGGGACCAATGTCTCCTACTCCAATGGCGCAGCCCGTAACGCAGTTAACTCTGCAATCACCTTGAATGCGATCCGCAGGGCAACCCGTTCACTGAAGAACCAGAACGCCCGGGTGATCACCAGTGTAGTGAAGTCGACCCCATCCTATGGAACCCAGGCGATCGCACCAGCATTTGTGGCGATCTGTCATCCGGATCTGGAGGCTGATCTTCGTGGTCTACCGGGTTTCGTCTCTGCCGAGAACTACGGCACTATGACCCCATTCGAGTCCGAGATTGGAAAGGTAGAGAGTGTCCGTTTTGTCACCTCTACAGTCCTGACCCCGTGGGCTGATGCAGGCGGTACCGCAGGATCGATGGTATCGACCTCTGGCACCAAGGCAGATGTCTATCCGGTGATTATCATTGCCCGTGATGCCTACGGACTGGTTCCTTTGAAGGGCAAGTCCGGCGTTACTCCAGCGGTGGTGAACCCTAAGCCTAGCGATTCAGATCCTCTGGCACAGCGTGGTCATGTCTCATGGAAGAGCTACAGTACAACCGTAATCCTCAATGATGCATTCATGCAGAGAATTGAGTGTTCCGTATCTGAGCTGTAGTTAAATCGACTCGATAACGAGTCTAACCAGACCCTCATCCCTTAATAGGGGTGGGGGTTTTTGTTTGGAGAAAAGTAGATGAGTGAAGAAACCAATCCCGTAGTTGATGAGAAGCCAGCCACTAAAACCCGTAGTCGCAAGGCAAAATCTGACCGGATCAAGGTTCGTTTTCATAACCAAGAGGGGGTCCCCGGTGGCACAGATGCTATTTTTGCCGGTGTGAACGGGCGTGGGTACCAGATTCAGCGAGAGCAGGATGTGGAGCTGCCCACAGAGGTGATACACGCCATTGATAATGCCGTAATCACCAAGACTGAACGTGATAGTGATGGCAATGAGGTGGATCGTGAAATTCATCGATTCCCCTACAGCAGAATTTAGTGAATGAATTACCTAGAGCTATCCCAACGACTGGTACAGGAGGCAGGCATCGCTGGCGATGGCCCTGCGGCTGTAACCAATCAGACTGGCATCAAGAAGAAGGTCGTTGACTGGATCGCTCGCGCATGGACGGAGATCCAGAATCAACAGGAGTGGGACTTCCTCTGGGCTACCACGTCATTTACGACAACAGTGGGCCAAAGGGACTATGACACCGTTGACTATATGCAACTTGACCCTGCGTTGGGTACGTTCATCACGGACTCCTTTCGGATCTACACAACATCTGAGGGGTTGAGTGATCAAGGGAGCCTTCAATATGTTGATTGGGCTACTTGGTCTACAGGGACACAAGGGAGAGGGAGTGTAAATTCGGGGAAGCCTTCCCAATTTACCATCATGCCGGACGATACTATTCGTCTGAATGCTCTTCCTGAAGAGTCCTGTACGATTGATTTTGACTATTACCGAGCGTCTGTAGCGTTGTCAGACAATGCAGATGTTCCTGCAATGCCTGTACAGTTCCATGACGCTATCCTCTATCAGGCGATAATGTATTACGCCGCACATGAGGATGCACCTGAGCTGTATCAAGACGCTGTATTTAACCTGAATAGCAGGATGGCAGAATTAGTTAAACATAGTCTGCCCCAGATCCAGATTTCTGCGAGGCCACTTGCGTGACTGTAAAGACCAAAACATGGCCTCTAGGCGGTGGATTGGATCTGGTATCACCCGAGCTATCCAAAAGCCCCGGAGCCGCGCTTCTAGCTCAGAACTATGAGCCTGAACTATCTGGTGGATACCGTCGTATGGATGGTTATCTAGCCTATGATGGCTCGACTACTCCTGTTGAGGTTCCGGGTTCTGGCCCTGTAAGGGGTGTATGGACATACGGCGGGACTGTGTACGCCTTTCGAGACAACACAGATGCCTCTGCCTGTGTGATGCACAAGACAACTGCCACCGGGTGGGTGGCTGTAACCACACCAACACCACTAGCCGCTGGGGGCAAGTATCAGTTTGTAAACTTCGCCTTTACGGGTAGTTCTGCCTCCAAGAAGATGTACGGCTGTGATGGAGTTAATCCAGCTTTTGAGTTTGATGGAACAGGCTTTGTTCAGATCGCCACTGGGATGGCGGTTGATACACCTCGACACATAGCGGCTCACAAGAACCATCTGTTCCTCGCTTTTGAAGGAGGTTCAGTGCAGCACTCTGCTGTTGGAGATCCTATTAACTGGACACTGGCAGGCGGCGCAGCCGAGCTTGGTGTTGGTGCTGAGATCACAGGGATGGAGTCGGTACAGGGTAACGTGCTGAGTATCTTCTCAGATGATCGGGTCAATGCGCTCTATGGCACCTCTGCTGCTGATTGGGATCTGCGTCTAATCTCCAACAAGGGTGGTGCTGGAGATGGGACAGTTGTTCCGATGGATAACGACATCTACTTCCTGAACGATGCTGGTGTAACCAACCTACAGGCGGTGCAGACATTTGGCGACTTCGAGACATCTAACCTCTCACGGATGGTGAAGCCTTATCTGGACAGCAGATTGGGTTCGGCGGTGGCTGCAATATCGATTCCTGAGAAGAGCCAGTACCGCATCATGTTTGATGACAAGACTGTATTGGTTGGTGCCTTTGTCAATCGTCAGATTGTTGGCTTCACTACGTTCTCATTGCTACACACTCCTAGCTGCGCCGTTAGCTCTGATGATGGCGTTTACTTCGGTACAGCAGATGGTTTTGTGATGCAGATGGACACAGGCACATCATTTAATGGTCAGCCTATCCACTCCCTCCTGCGACTGCCCTTTACCCATCTGGGAACTCCACACCGTAAGAAGCGTTATCGCAAGGTAGTGATTGATGTGAATGCGGCTGAGCAGGCATCTATCCACTACTCGATGGATCTTGAGTATGGAGAGCATGGTTCTGGTGAGACTCAACTGATTGAGCAGGATCAGAACGTACAGGGCGGTGGCGGCTTTTGGGATGTAGACAACTGGGGAGGTTTTATCTGGTCGGCACAGGTTGTCTCCCGTATTGAGGGGCATCTTGATGGATCGGGTAGGAATATGTCTCTCCTCATCCGTCACGACAGTAGCACAGATAAATCATTCACCCTTCAGGGGGTTCAGCTTAACTACTCATTAAGGGGAATAACACGATGAGCAATGGTTTTCATATCCCCTTGTCTGCACTTGTTGTCGGCAGTATTGCCCGCGCGGGTGATGTAAATGACCGCATTGATGCAGTAACAACCGCTTTTGACAAGGTTGAGGCGGTTACTGATGTTGCAATCAAGTTGCCTGCCGGATCTGGCAATCAACAGATTACAGAGACTGGCCCTAATCGCGCCGGTAAAGAGATTGGGTTTGATGCGGATGGAAATCTGGTACTTATTCAGTCTGCCTTCCAGTGGCGGGATGACTGGGTAACAGGGGTCGATTACCTCAAGAATGATGTGGTACGAGATATTCGCCCAGAGTCTCTTGATGATCTCTATACAGTGATGGCAGATCACACCTCTGGTGATATGGGTGCAGACATTGCGTCAGGGAAATTGGTCAAGTCGATTGATGTCTCACAGATACAGATCCACCGTAGTGCCGCTGAACAGGCACGATCTGACTGCTTTGCGGCCCGTAGCCAGACATACACGTACAAGAATCAAACTCAGTATTGGGCTACGCACCCCAATGTAACAACAGTCTCCGACAACATGGCTCATGTTCAGGCTGTCTCCAACAATATGCAGGCGGTGGTTGATGGAAGTGCGCTGGTGCGTGTCTCCGAGACAGAGCCTACAGCCATAATCGGGAAGCTCTGGTTTCAGCCATCAACATATGAATTGAAGGTGTACAGGGACAACATATACGGCTGGCAGACAGTGATATTCCATGAGGACACGGATGAGGCTTTTATCCACGATTGGAGTCAGGACAGGTTCACCGATGTCGTTATGAATGGCGGCTATTTTTAATTTAGTAAAAGGACACAAGTAATGGCAAACACGATAAAGATCAAACGTAGTACAACTACTCAAACCCCAAACGCACTGGCAGAAGGTGAGCTGGCGTACTCCGAGGCGAGTGGGAATCTGTTTATTGGGATCAGCGGAGCTAACGTCGCAACTGTTGGCGGCGCTACTGACCACACGAAACTTGGTAATGTTGCAAGCAACGCAAACAATTACTCTCATCCTACTGGGGAGGGTAACAAACACGTTCCAGCAGCGGCAGCGACAGATGCCGGCAAGGTGTTGTCTACCACTGCGGCTGGAGCGTTAAGCTGGGTGACATCTAATGATTATTCACACCCTACAGCAGACGGCAGCAAGCATGTGCCAACAGGCGGAACCAGTGGGCAGGTACTTTCCACTGATGGCAGCGGTACATATACATGGGTAACAAAAAATAATTACTCCCACCCAAGTGCTGACGGTGATGGCCATGTCCCTTTAACTGGAACAACTAATGATGGCAAAGTCTTAAAGGCTGGAGCAACTGCTGGTACCTATAGCTGGGAGGCAGAGTATTCATATACCTTGCCAACAGCATCAGACACTGCGCTGGGTGGGATCAAGGTTGGAACCAATCTCTCCGTTGATGCAGATGGCGTACTGAGTTCAACGGATACAGATACGGTTTACTCTCACCCAACAGGTGAAGGTAACAAACACGTTCCGGTCGCTGCTGCTGGGGATGACGGGAAAGTGCTATCCACTGATGCAGCCGGAACTCTGAGCTGGGTAACAAAGAACGACTACTCACACCCCGTGGGTGAGGGCAACAAGCACGTTCCTGCGGCAACAAACTCGGATGGCGGCAAGGTATTGTCTACTGCGGCTAACGGTACGTTAAGTTGGGTAACAAAGAACGACTACTCACACCCTACAGGTGATGGTAATTACCATCTGCCCATAGTAGGAACACTCGGTACAGAAGCGGGACATGTATTAAAGGCCGGAGCTGTCGCCGGTGAACATAGCTGGGAACCGGAATTCACCTATACCCACCCAACAACCGCAGGAAATAAACACGTTCCCACGGGTGGTGCAACAGGACAGCTTCTTGGGTATAGCGCATCTGGTACTGCTGCGTGGGTAGATAACCCCACCGTAGTTGATAGCCTGAACTCAACTGATACAACAGCTCCACTCTCTGCAAATATGGGTAGAGAGATATATGAGCGTAACGCAGAGATGATCAAGTGGAGTACCCCGCATCGTTATCACGACCATGACACTCTTGTATTCTATGAGGTGCAGGCGCTGAGTGACCTCGCGACCTCGATTGCTTCGCAAGTTGTCAATACCAGCAGTGCCTTTCCCGAGCTGGACGCATTAGTTACGGAGATGGTTGCAGGCATTCAGAACGGTGATATTAATGCTGATGGTGTTTTAAGTACTAGCGACTATATAACTGTCCTGCAATTCGCAACGCAGCAGGTTGTAGATGAGGGGGCTTCATCCCAAATCGGACAATACCTCATCAATGCAATGGTTGCAGACCCTGCCACCTATGCTACTTGGCACAGCACAGGGTATCTGAAGACATCTGGTGGTGCGCTCTCCGGTAACATTACTGTTCCAGATACTGCCTCAATGGGGTTTGTCAGCAACACGTTCAGCTCCTCGGATGTAACTGCATGGAACGCTGCCGCAAGTTGGCACGACACCATGACCACGGCTGACACAGATGACATCATCAACACTGTCAATGAGATTATTACCGCATTTGAGGGTCACACAGAGGGCTTGAATCTGATCACTGAGCTTGATGCAAAGCTGGATGCAGCCTCTACGATTGACGGCGGCACATTCTAGGTAACTAACCCCCCTCTCTATAGAGGGGGCAAAGGTATATACCAATGGCAAATAAAATTTTAATCAAGAAGAGTACGGTTGCGGGCAATGCCCCGACTGCTGCTCAACTGGACGTTGGCGAGTTGGCAGTCAATACTGCTGATGGCCTGCTCTATACAAAACACTCTGATGGCTCGATTGTGACCTTATCAGGCTCGGCTGCTGCTGATACTCCTCCCGCTGGTGGCGCTGGGACATATTTATTAAGGACGCTGGTAGGATCTTCCACCGCCGGATGGACAAACTTCACCGATGACATAAGCTCATATGTGAGTGCAGGAAGCAATATCAGGATTGCTTTTCAGTATAAGTCGGGTACGAGTTATACGGGTGACATCCAGATCGATACTATCTCGATATATAACGATTTTATCCATAACTTTGATGCTAACACCCACAGCTATGAGGTAGCTGCTGCAACAACTACCGATATTGATTATGCCAATCTCCCACCTTGGTCGCCAATGGGCACCGGGTATACCACCGCATTATTTAACAGGGATTCAGGGGGGACTTCATCCAGTGGTACAGGACTCACTACTGCACATTCTGGCTCATGGTATATCTATGCCGAGACAAGCTCTACTGGGTATCCGAACAAGTATTACTGGGTACGCTCTCCATCTATAACATTAACTACGAATGCTACAGCACTTAACTATGCGGTAGCCCGTTATGGCTCGACTATCGGTACGCTGAAGACATATCTAATTGTGGAGTAGACAATGAGTTCTGAACTAGAGATTCACGAAAAGTGGAATGAGGTGAGAGGCACTAGAACCTCTCTTCTGGAAGAGAGTGACCATCTCATTCTCATCGCTTACGAGCAGGGCGTTGCCCCATCCGCTGAGCTGCTGGCATACAGGCAACAGCTTAGAGATCTACCAACTAATTTTGGCAACCCGTGGGATGTTGAGTACCCAACATTCCCTTAATAAGAGGAAAATTGATGGAACAGAGAATTGAAAATCTGGAACGAACAATACAACAACACGATAGTCGGATTAACTCACTATCATCAAAAATCAACGATGTGAATGAGCATCTCTCAAAAATCCAGATGACGCTGAATCAGATCAAATGGATGGCAATTGGTGGCATTGGGTTTTTCACATTATCTGAGTTTGGATTCTTTGCAGCCATGAGAGTGGTGACGTGATAGCACTGCTGACCAATGTATTCCCAGTGATTCTTGGGTTTCTGGGGAAGTTGATTGCGATCAAGTCTCAGGCCTCTTCTGACGCATTGCAGTTAGCTATTCTAGGTAACCAAGAGAACACACTTGCACTTGATAAGGCGAGAGAGCAGAGCAATAACGAGTCGCCAATGGCGGCACTTACACGCAGGACAATCATCTATGTGATTCTTGGGTTGGTGGTGTTCTCACTGGCTGCCCCGGTGATATTTGATATCCCTACAGTTATTCCTACCGTTAGAGAAGGGATTGAGTTTTTTGGATTACAGATAACTCAGGATCAGGTGGAGTATGTAACGGTGCATGGGATCATCAAGTTTGAGGAGATCTTCCATTGGGCAACAATGATTGTGGAGTTTTATTTCGGGGCGCAACTGGCAAAAGGTCGGTAGCCATGGGTGACAAATTTGGCGCAGAGAAGGGGAGCCTGGTGGTTCCCTTTTTTATTGGAGAATTAGAGTGGCATTAACATACGATCTAAACAAGTTGGGTGAGGAGCAGGATAACAACGTCCTCGCCAATCCAGCCTTACCTGCTTTTGTGCCAGACCAAGGAGCCTCACTAAATACACCTCTGTTTGGGACGATAGACACCAACACTCAGACCGTACAAGGGCAGATAACCGGGTTGATGAGTGCCGGTAATCCTCTGTTAGAGAGAGCCAAGACCAAGGCGGCACAGGCGGCCAACAAGCGTGGTCTGCTTAACTCATCCATGGGAGTACAGGCAGGGCAGGAGGCGGTACTCTCTGCGGCACTGCCGATTTCTCAGTTTGATGCTGCGCAATACAGCAATCAGCAGAAACAGAATCAGGACTGGCAGAACAAGTATGGACTGGAGAGTAACGCCTACCAGTACCAGACCGGGCTTGCACAACAGGATTATGAGCAGCAGCTTGGCACAGGGAGTTATGCCCCAACCCCTTTAACAGATGCCTCTGGGAATGCCCTATATGAGACAAAGACGGCTCTGGATGGGGAAGGCAATACAACCTCCACCACACAGACTCCATTGTTGTCGGGTGGAGGGCTTATTGCAGCCCATACAGAGGGGCAGTTACAGGTTCAGAGAGAAGGCTCTGAGCAGAATCTGACAGCACAAACGCAGCGAGAGGTGCATGAGGCAGAGATGGAGAATCTTGCTACAGCTAATAAAGACTATCTTGCGCGACTGGATACAGGCTTGCGCGGTGAGTTGGTAGAGCTTGAGCGTAAGTATATGGCGCTACAGCAGGAGAGCATCTCTGCTGCCACAATGTATTCCGAATATCTTGGTTCGATTGCAGATATTCAGTCTGCACCGGATATAACTGCGGCAGACAAGACCACGATGATCGCCAATCTCAAAACCGCACTAGAGACCACCATGGAGACAATTGAGGGGATTCGCAACAAGCCGATCAATACCCATGTACCAACTGCTATTGAGACGCTTGAGAATAGCGGCTTTGTTCAGCCAACCCCAGAGGACAATCTCTATTCCTACAGAAACACATCAAGCGGAACCATAATCACTACCCAGCGACCGTCCACTTATTTTGAAGGTGAGGATGATTACGAGTTGGTGCAAACACCAAATAGCCTGTTTGATACAGCTGGGGTGACGGAGACCTTCGTGAATACGAAGACAGGAGAGAGAGTTACTACACCGGGGGCTGGCTGGAGGGTTCCATCCTCTGACTGGGTACGTTATGACGGTGGTATTGATCTCGGTCTTGGAGGGTATGGAGCAACCGAGTGATCAAAACCGGGGCAATCCGGCAGGCCACCCTGAGTGACAAATCTTCAATCATCCGCCTTGCTATAGCAGAAGCTGAACAGTTTTCCTCACTATATGTAGATAGGGAGAAGATCAATGCGCTGGTTATTCAGGGTATCTCATCGAGGAGTAATTTTCTCTGGGTCTCTGAGAGCAGAGGCAAAGTGGATGGGGCGTTGGGTGCGATCTCACATGATGGAACATGGTTTGAGAGGCAGCAGTTATCGATTCTTCTGTTAAGCGGAAACAACTCTATTTCTCTGCTTCAAGAGTTGATGCGATGGAGAAGTGGGCGCAGGGCAATCAAGGTGGTTTCGGTGGCTTTTCCAGTGATCGACGAACGCACATCAAGGGCATTGGAATATGTAGGGATTCGTGCCGAGGGTAAAAATCATGTTGTTTATTAACTATACAGGAGTGTAATTATGGGTTTTTTAAGTGATATTTTAAACATACCTAAGAAAATCGTTAAGGGAGTTGGGAAGGCTTTTACTAAGGTGGTCAAAGGTATCGGCAAGATAGTTAAGGGGGTGGCCAAGGGGGTATCCAACTTGTTTGGGGGTGATCTTGGCAAGGCTCTGTTGATCGCTGGTGCCATCTATTTTGGTGGTGCTGGACTTGGTTATTGGGGAGGTTCTGGGTCATCTCTACCTTTTGTCGGTGAGGGGAGTGCGTGGGCTGGAAAGTTCAGTAACTCATTTCTTGGGTCTGAGGGTTCACTGGGGCAGTTGCTTGGAACGGCCAAAAATGCGACAGCAGTGGCAGAGGGTGCCTCCAGCGTTGTGAGTAGTGTGCCTGTTGGTTCTGAGACATCTATTGCTGGGCAAGCCTCTGATATGGCCTATATGGAGGCCATCAATAGTGGAGCAACAGAGGCGGGTGCCATGATTAATTCCAATAACGCATTTACTACGGCAGGTGGTGTCGAGCAGTCGGTCTCATTCATAGACTCCTTCAAGGATGTGGCTACAACTGCATATGACAAGACATCTGAATTCATGGGTTGGGATAAGCCAATGAGTGAGATGACCATGGGTGACTACACCAAGAACAAGATGGCAATGGGCGCTCTTGAGGGGATGATGACCCCCACAGAGGCTGAGGAGTATGCAGCCAGTCAGGAGGCAAAGAAGGGAAGTTTTGAGGTGGGAGATATGAGCGGGGTACTAGGGACATCTTCAGCACCCCCTTCGCAGAGAGATCCTCAACAGTATGCCCAATCCTATCAGCCCGGCGGCCCATCCCCTCTATTGCCCCAATCTTCTGTGGCCCCAACCTCGCTGATGAAACGACATACAGGGAGATATGCTCCATACGATCCGTATGACCGGCCTACCTACGGATTGTTGAGCAGATACAGCGGATAAGGAGAAGCTAGATGACTGGTTTATTACAGATGGAAGAATCTGCCCCTATGGGTTCGGCAGTTAGTGAGCAGACGAATGTAACTGAGCAGGAGCAGGCACTCTACGATGAGTTTGTTACCAAGGCGGGTGAGTTGATGTATGACGAAAAGATCTATCAAAATCTATTGAAGACAATGGATCTATCAAAAACCCCAGAGGATGGTCTTGCCAACATTGTATATCTCATTGTTACTCAACTGGATGAGAAGAGTGGCGGCCAGATCCCCGAGGAGATGATTCTCCCGATTGCCGAGGAGATTTTGGCAATGGCGGTGGAGTTGGCAGGGGCGGCGAATAACCTCTCTTATCCAGATGAGGTTATAGAGAAGGCGTTGCAACTGGCAGTGTTCAGGTTATTGGAGGCCTATGGAGTTGATGAGGGTGATATCACGGTAGCACTGTCTGAAATGGGTATCTCACAGCAGCAGGCTCGCCAGATGGTTAATGAGACCAGCTCAAGGTTTGGTGGTCAGGCAGTGTTTGGAGAATAGTTATGGGTGGTCTATTGAGTAAAGCGTTGGCCGGTGCAGCGAAAGGGGGAATGGAGGCTTTTGATGATGGAATGAAAAGCGCCATGCTGATGCAGCGCGAGCAGGCACTTGCAAAACTGAAGAGCAGGGCTGAGCAGATTAAGCCAGTTAGGACATCCCCTGGCGACACTCTGGTGAGGATGGGCGATGGTGGCAAGATGGTTGAGACTTATGCAAACCCAAATCAAACCTCCGTAGATACCAAGCTTGATCCTGCTACCAGGGCACAGATAGATATGTACAAAAACGTCACCTCTACACTCTCACGGGTGGGTGAGTTTGGTATGGATAGGACAACAACCGACAAATTGCAGAGAGAGCGCAAGGCGCTGGAGCAGGTACTTGTCGCAAAGGGGCTGTTGCCCCGTGTTGAGGGTGGTAGTAGAGAGAGTTTTTCTGATACCAGATCAGTCATAGAGGGATCCTTTGAGCCCGACGAGGCGGATATTGGTAGTGAGTGGTTGGGGATGGAGTATGGGGACGGTGAGATTG